TTTATGGCGACGATGTGTTTGACCGTGAGCTAGTCTTTGACACTCTAATACTTTCACGACTGCTTGACCCTACGCTACGAGGCCACGGCTTGGCAGCATGGGGTGAACGTCTCGGTTATCCCAAGGGTGACTTCAGTGATTGGTCAAAGTTCACAGAAGAAATGGGTGAGTATTGCAACCGCGATGTTGCAGTTACTCAACGGCTATACCACATGTTGATGTCTAAGTACGATGTGGCACAAGATTTGGCACTAGAGATGGAACATGATTTTGCTTGGGTGCTTTCACTTCAAGAGCTTCATGGGTTTCGACTCGACGTTGAAGCGGCGGTTGAACTGTCCGCTGAGATGCGACAAGAAATGTCCAACATCGAACTTGATCTTCAAGAAACCTTTCCACCAAAAACAATTGAACGCTGGTCCGAAAAGACAGGCAAGCGTCTCAAAGATAAAGTTGAGGTGTTCAATCCCGGTTCGCGTAAGCAAATCGCGGAGCGTCTGTTCGATCTTTACGCTTGGACGCCTTCCATTTTTACACCAGCGGGGTCAGCCCGTATCGATGAGAAGGTGCTATCAACTTTAGACTATCCAGAAGCAAAGCTGCTAAGTCGTTATTTCTTCTACCAAAAACAGATATCCCAAATCTCTGAGGGTGACTCTGCGTGGCTGAAGTGTGTCGATGAAGGTGGCTATGTGCATGGTGCGGTGAATACTATTGGGACTGCAACGTCTCGCTGCTCACACTTCGCACCAAACATGGCGCAGGTAAGTAAGAAAGACCCGCGAATGCGTCAGGTCTGGTTACCTGATGAAGGCCATGTGCTGGTTGGCTGTGATGCTGACGGTCTCGAACTTGTCTGCCTCGCCCACTACTTAGGCATGTTCGATAATGGTCGGTACGCGGACATCATCCTCAACGGTGACAAGGCAGCGAAGACTGACGCTCACAGCATGACTGCGAAGCTTGTGGGTATCAGCCGGGATGCAGCAAAGGGTGTAATTTATGCACTCATTTATGGCTGTTCCGACAGGAAACTCATTGAAATGCTTAAGGCTGCTGGCAGTCCTATCAAGTCTGGTAAGGAAGCGCGGAAGAAACTCAACGATGGTATTGTTGGCCTCGGCAAACTTACTGATATCGTTAAGAAAAAAGCAGAGCGTGGGTACATACTAGGTATCGACAAACGTCATGTACCTATCCGCTCCCCTCATAGTTCCTTGAACTTTCTACTGCAAAGCTGCGGTGCGGTGCTGATGAAGAAAGCTTTGGTCCTGTTCCACTACGAACTCTGCCCAGCGCAGGGTCTCGTTGAGAACGACAGACCCGTGGGTTTTCACTACTGCGCTAACGTCCACGACGAAGTTCAGTTCACTTGTCCAATCGGTATTGCAGATCAGGTTGGATCACTCTTCGCACAAGCAATCACACTCGCTGGTGAACGCCTCGGTCTGAGGTGCGCAACCAGTGGGTCTTATGACATTGGAGCCAGTTGGCTCGACACACACTAGGAGCCAAGATGACAACCGCATTAGTAGATGCTGATATTGTTGCTTACCAAGCAGCGGCAAAGACGGCCTCACGATTTGATGATGAACTGGTAGGTGATCCAGAGAAGGCAAAGCGTGAGGCAGACCTGATCCTTGATAAATGGATGCAGCGGGTTAAACCAAACAACATCATTATGTGTTGGTCATGCACCACACGTAAGTATTTCCGTCACGACATATACCCAGAATACAAAGGCAACAGGACAGGTGAACGCCCACCCTGTTTGTCAGAGGTGATTGCTTATCTAAAGGAAAAGCATCGCTCAGTTATGTATCACGGTCTCGAAGCTGATGATGTTCTGGGAATACTTGGGATGTCTACAGAACTGATCAACCCAGTTGTTGTGTCTATCGATAAGGACATGATGACGCTTCCGGTTAAGTTCTTTAATCCGTCCAAGATGATGCGGCCCTTACGTCAGAACTTAGGCATGGCTGATCGGCTGATGTTTAAGCAAGCACTCACAGGCGACAGCACTGACGGTTATAAGGGACTGCCGGGCGTTGGTCCCGCAAAGGCTGAGAAAATCTTAGACAGTTGTAGACCTTCAAACATGTGGGAAGGCGTACTCAGAGCTTTCCTAGATGCAAAACTGACAGAAGAATATGCCCTTACAATGGTGCGGCTAGCACGGATTTTGAGGTCAGAAGATTACAATGAAAATGGAGAGGTAAGATTATGGTCACCAACATCAACCACCCAGTGGATGACGCCGTCAGCCCTGAACACTATAAGTTCAACAATGGTATCGAAACCATCGACTACATTACCGGAGTCTGTGCCGACATCGACGGAGACGAAGCCTTCCTCGTTGCCAATGTCATCAAGTACATCAGCAGATACCGAGGAAAAGGTACTCCCAAACGAGACCTCAACAAAGCCGAGTGGTATCTCAACCGACTCCAAGCGGAAGTCAGCAAAAAAGAAATCGAATGTTACGGAGCAGAGTGGGTAGAATGATGCTGATTAATCGTGAAAAATTATATCGGGAGTTCGCCATTGTTGCGGACCACCCACTTGATGTTGAGTTAGGTGTAGAGGAAATGTTCCGCCGCTTCCGCTTCCTCAACGAAGAGGTTGGCGAGGTGTATGACGCCATCTCACAGATTGCTAAGTCCAAGGTGGAGACCGTCGATCAGGTGGCTCATCTTCTGAAAGAACTGGCCGATGTGCAGTACACCTTGAGCGGTTTCTGCGCGACCTTCGGTCTTAACTTGGATGATGCATACGTGCGTGTCCATGAATCTAATATGTCAAAATTTCAACCAGATGGACCCACCTATAATGAGGACGGGAAAGTTATGAAGGGGCCAAACTATCGGCCACCATTTTTAAAGGACTTAGTTGCATGACAACACCATCTACTCGCGCTCAGATTATCACTCGGCGTACATACAACCGACCACTAAACGCTGAAGGTACTGAGTTTGAAACTTGGGATCAGACAGTCGAGCGTGTGCTATCTCACCAGCAATGGTTATGGGAACGCTCTATCGGCCATACACTAGGCAACGAAGAGCATGACGAACTACAACAGTTGGGTCAGCTTATGCGTGACCGTAAGGTTTCAATGTCAGGACGCACGTTGTGGCTGGGCGGAACTGATGTGTCAAAGAAGCGCGAAGCTTCTATGTTCAACTGTTCGTTTACTGAAGCAAAGACTGTCAGTGATATTGTCGATATCCTGTGGCTGTTGCTTCAAGGCGCTGGTGTAGGTTTCATCCCTGTTCCCGGCACACTCAATGGCTTTAAGAAGCCTATGGACATTGAGGTTGTTCGCTCGACCCGTACTGAAAAGGGTGGCAAAGATACCAACAAAGAGACCTTCGACTCTGCAACAGGTGTATGGACTATTCGTGTTGGTGACAGCGCAGAGGCTTGGGCAAGATCGGTTGGTAAGCTGGTGGCTGGTAAGTTTTCAGCGCACACTCTGCGTATTGACCTGTCTGAAATCCGTCCCGGTGGTGAACGCCTAGCTGGCTATGGTTGGATCAGTTCTGGTGACGAAGCCCTCGCCCGTGCAATGAAAGCAATCGCTGGTATTCTGAACAAACGTGCTGGTCAGTTGCTCAAGACAATGGACATCCTCGACCTAGTAAACTGGTTGGGTACAGTGCTTTCGTCACGCCGCTCCGCTGAGATTGCTCTGGTCAACTATGGTTCTGAGGATTGGGAAGAGTTTGCATCTGCTAAAGATGAATACTGGATCGACAACCCGCAACGCGCTCAGTCAAACAACAGCCTTATCTTTAATCAGCAGCCAACCAAAGCTGAACTGTCTAACATTTTTCAGTTGATGATTGATGCTGGTGGGTCAGAGCCGGGCTTCATTAATGGTGAAGCGGCACGGGCAAGAGCGCCTTGGTTCCGTGGTTGCAACCCTTGTGCAGAAATTTTACTTTCCGATAAGAGCGTGTGCAACCTATGCGAGATTGACGTGTCGAAATTCGTAGGTAATTCGCACGGTCTACACGAAGCTGCAAAGATTGTAGCACGGGCAAACTATCGCCAGACGTGTGTCAATTTCAATGACGGTGTGCTGCAAGAAGCGTGGCAACAGAACAATGATTTCTTACGCCTGTGTGGTGTTGGTCTCACTGGTATCGTGTCATCTCGTATGGATGCTTACGACTATAAGTCACTCCGTAACATTGTAGTTCAAGCTGCATACTCAATGGCTGACGAACTAGACATGCCACGT